CCTCACGCAGGAACGCGTTCCTGCGTGAGGGCATGGGCCAGTGGAACGCGACCGCCACAGGCAAGAACCGTCTCGATCATGATGCGTGGCTCGAGCTCGCGGACCCGCGAGCGGAGCGTGGCTGGCCGGTGTTCGGGGTGGATGTCGACGCGGACCGTCAGGTCTGGATCGGCACGGCCTGGCGACGCGACGACGGGCTGGTGCAGGTCGAGCTCGTCCCGACCGAGGGTGTGACGCCGCTGACGCTCGAGGATCGGGTCGCGCGGCTGCGGGAGTCGTTCGCTGCCCCTGTCGGGTGTGGCGGGACCACGGCTGACCTGGCGGGTGGGACGGTCGTGAAGACGGCCGAGTTCGCCGCGGCTTGCGGAACCTTCACCGACCTGCTGGGCGGACGTGCACTGCGGCACGGTAACCACGATGCGCTGAACGCCGCGATCGGCGTGGCGAAGCAGATCAACTACGGCACCTCAGGTGCGAAGCAGTGGCAGCTCCGCGACATCGAAGGTGTCGGTCCTCTCGCCGCTGTCACCCGCGCACTCGCCGTGCTCGACAGCAACCCCAACGTCTACGAGGAGCGAGGAATGGTGGTGCTCGGATGAGGCTTCGCCGGCTGTTCTGGTCACCCCGCAAGCGCCACGCTGAGGCTGAACTGCGGACCCGGGTACAGCGTCTCCTTGCCGAGCAGGACGATCACGACCGGCAGCGCCGCATCCAGCTGATCCACCAGACGCTGTGCTGACCGTCTTCGTCATCATCTCCGCCGTCGCGACGACGGTCGTGACGGCCCTCGCGGTGTACGTCTTCGTCACCACGGACCGCCGCTCCCCGCAGGAGTCGCTGTTGGCGGAGCGGCTCCTGGAGCGGTTCATCGTGACTGTCGAGGGCGGCCGGACCTTCGACGGGCTGCTGAAGGCAGTTGATGACCGGACAATCGTGCTCGTCGACTGCTCAGCCATCTCCAAGGACGACCGCCCGTTCCCGGTGGACGGTGAGGTTGTCCTCCGCCGCGACTCGATCGCGTACATGCAGAAGCCCTGAGCGGAGGCCCGATGCTGCTCAGCGCAGGTACTCCCGTCGCTTGGAACGCGGACGGCCTCGCCGACTTCCATCCGGTCCGCGCGAACCAGACGTACTACGCCTCGAGCGGCCTGTCCCTGACGGGGATGTTCGCCGCCTACGCCGAGCTGTACAAGGTGCAGCCGTGGGTCTACACCCTCGTCACGAAGCTCGGCCGGTCGACGTCCCGGATCCCGGTGAAGAACTACCGCCGCCTGGCGGACGGCAGTCGCGTGGACGATCGCGAGTCGCCGTATGCGGACCTGCTGCGACGTCCGTCGCCGCGGATGGGCGCGAAGCGCCTGTGGCTGTGGACTGCGGCGACCCGCGAGCTGTACGGCGAGGCGATCTGGATCAAGCTCCGCGACGACAAGGGCCGGGTGCGGGAGGTCCACCCGATCCACCCGACGAACATCATCGTCCGCAGGGCCGACGTGGATCGGGAGATCATCGGCTTCGACGGGAAGCGCCGGCAGGTCTCGGCAGGCGACACGGTCTACATCTACGCGCCCGGGTCTCGCGTCGCGAACGTGGTGGTGGAGTTCACGTCCGAGGACGTCGTCCACTTCAGCAACTACAACCCTGAGACGCTGATGCGGGGCTTGAGCCCTTGCGAGCCGCTGCGGCAGACGCTGCTCAGTGAGGATGCCGCCCGGCGTGGTCAGGCGGCGCTGTGGCGCAACGGCGCCCGACCCTCGGTGGCGTTGTCGACGGATCAGACGATGACGCAGGGCGCGATCGACCGGCTGTCGGCGCAGTGGGACGGGGCGCATGCCGGGATCGACTCGTGGGGGAAGACGGCGATCCTTGAGCAGGGCTTGAAGCCCGTCGCGATGCAGATCACGCCGGACGACATGCAGTACATCGCCGGTCGGCAGCTGAATCGTGACGAGTGCTGCGCCGTGTGGGACGTCCCGCCGCCTGCTGTGCACATCCTGGACCGGGCGACGTTCTCGAACATCACGGAGCAGATGCGGTCCCTCTACCGGGACACGATGGCGCCCCGGTTCAACGACTACGAGGACACCCTCGCGACGCAGCTCGCACCGGACTTCGACCCGTCAGGGGACTCCTATGCGGAGTTCCTCATCGACGAGGTTCTCCGCGGCGCCTACGAGGTGCGGGTGCCGGCGAACGCCCAGGCCATCCAGACGGGCCAGTCGACGATCAACGAGATCCGCCGTCAGGAGAACAAGCCTGACATCGAGGGCGGCGACGAGCTGTTCCTGAACAGTGCGCTGCTTCCGCTGACGACGCTGCTCCGCGCCGGGGAACGTTGGCCCGGTCCGGAGGGGCCTCCGGCGCCTGTCCCTGCCGAAGGGGAACAGCCCGCCGGCGACGACGCGGACACGACGGGCAAGGCGCTGACGGAACGCGACGGGCGGACCCTCGCGGGTCGCCTGTCTCGCGTGACGGACCTCCGCAGCATCGACCTGGCTGCTCTGACGCGCGGCCTCGACGGTGACCCGTCGCATGTCGCTGCCGTCATCCAGACATCCCTCGCGCTCGGTGAGGACGTGAAGGCGCTGCGCCGCCGCCTCGCGGGTCAGATCGCACTCAACCCCCTCCAGGAGGACTCGTGAACCCGGTGATGAAGGCCGTCGCGACGGTGAAGGCCGTCGACAGCACCGACCCGAACGGCGAGTTCGAGCTGATCCTGTCCGCCCCCACCGAGGACCGCGATGACGAGACGGTCGTCACCAGGGCGTTCGAGCCGCTGCCCGACCACATCAGCATGGACATCGACCACGGCATGAGCGTCGCGACGACCGTCGGATCGGGTGTCCCGTCCTACGACGCCGAAGGGAACCTGCTGGTCCGCGGCACCTTCGCCAGCACTGTCCTCGGCCAGGAGGTACGGACCCTCGTCAATGAGGGCCACATCCGCACCGCCTCGGTCGCGTACCTGACCAAGCAGACCACCAAGAACAAGGACGGGAAGCGGCAGATCACGAAGGCTGAGCTGCTCAACGGCGCGTTCACGCCGGTCCCGGCGAACAAGGACGCGAAGATCCTCGCGTCGAAGACCGGGGCGCGGAACAGCGCGAAGGACCTCGAGTACCTCCAGGCGGCCCACGACAGCCTCGTCAGCGCCGGCGCGACGTGCGACAGCACCATGAAGCACCTCGGCAAGCACATCGGGACGAAGGCGATCGTCGGGAGCGTCGAGGCGCTCCAGGAACGCGTCTCCGACGCGCTCGAGGACGCCTACGGCAGCGACTACGGCTACTGGGGCTACCTGCGCGGGGTCCTGCCGAACGCCGCCGGTGACGGCGGGACCGTCATCTTCCAGTCGAGCCGCGTCACGCAGGACAACTACGACAGCGCGACGTACACGCAGGACTACACCGACGACGGGTCGGTCACCACACTCCTCGGCACCGCGACCGAGGTCGATATCCACGAGGTCGTCGCGCCCGACGCGGACGCCGACCGCGAGGGCAAGTCACTCGCCGCCCCCGACCCCGCCACGAAGTCGCAAGACGTGGCCGGCTCCGGCGCCGCTGGTGTCAGCACCACCGAAGAGGACGAGCTGCAGGAGCGGCTCGTCAACATCCGGGGCCTCGCCCTGACCGCACTCACCCCCTGACACCACACAGACCTGAGAGGAATGACCATGCCCACGCTGCTTGAGGCGAAGGACAAGGTCCGCGAGCTCAGCAAGAAGGCCCTGGACACCGTCCAGGACGACAAGCTGACCACTGCGGAGAAGAAGGCGGTGCTCGACCAGGTCGAGCCCGAGATCAAGACCTGGACCGAGGAGGTCCAGAGCCTCGAACGATTCGAGGACACCCGCAAGAGCATGATCGCGACCCTCGGTGCGGAGGGCGGCGCTGCCGACCCGGCCGACACCGACCCGCAGGCGAAGAGCGAGCCGTGGCGCAAGAAGAGCCTCGGTCAGCAGTTCGTCGAGCACGCGAACTACAAGGCCCTCATCGACGGTGGCGTGTCGAGCAAGACCGGGAAGTGGACGTCCGGCGGCATCGAGCTGAAGACCGCCCTCACTGAGGGCACCAGCGGCTCCCCCGGCCCCGGCAACTCGCTCGTCGCGACACCGACGGTCCTGCCTGGCATCACGGACATCCGGTTCCAGCCGCTGACCGTCGCGGACCTGTTCCCGTCCGGCTCCACCAACTCGCCGCTGCTGCGGTACCTCGTGGAGACGGCCGTCACGAACGCCGCCGCGACCGTCGCCGAGCTCGGCCTGAAGCCGGAGTCCGCGATCACCTTCAGCAAGGTCGACGAGACGCTGAAGAAGATCGCGACGTTCCTGCCGGTGTCGGACGAGATGCTGGAGGACTTCGCGCAGATCCAGTCCTACCTCGACTCGCGCCTCGAGCTGTTCGTGAAGCTCCAGGAGGAGGTCCAGCTCCTCCGCGGTGACGGGACCGGCACGAACCTCGTCGGGATCCTCAACCGCGCCGGGCTCGCCACGTCCATCGCGAAGGGCACCAGCCCGTCGCTGTCCGGCGACAACGACATGGACGCGATCTACCGGCAGATCACGGCGATCCGCACGACGAGCTTCCTCGAGCCGGAGACGATCGTCATCGACCCGCTCGGCTGGCAGAACATCGTCCTGGCGAAGGACAGCCAGGGCCGCTACTTGGGTCAGGGGCCGTTCATGAGCGTCCAGACCCCGATGATCTGGGGCAAGCCTGTGGTGCCGACCACGGCGATGCCGGCGAGCACCGCACTGGTCGGGGCGTTCCAGAAGGCGTCGCAGGTGTTCCGCAAGGGCGGCATCACCGTCGAGGCGTCCAACAGCCATGCGGACTTCTTCCAGCGCAACGAGACCGCGATCCGTGCTGAGGAGCGTCTCCTGCTCGCCGTGTACCGCCCCGGTGCATTCGGGACGGTCACGAACCTCTGAACGACAGCTCCGGGGCGCCCACACACGGCGCCCCGGGGCTGCTCACCTTCTGCGCGTCTCCTCTCCACGAAAGGCACTGATCCTCATGGCGAACTTCGGCATGGACACCACCCTCGTCCCGGCAGGAACCGTCGTCACCGCATCCGGTGCCGGCACGGGAGTCGAGGTCGATGACAAGAACGAGTTCCGCGGCCAGTCGATCGTGACCGCCGCATCGGGCACGACCCCTTCGATCACGGTCAGCATCGACACCAGCTACGACAACGGCGTCACGGACTCGTGGCGGTCCGTCGGGACGTTCACGGCGCAGACCGCCGCGAACACCAGCGCCCACAAGTCCTTCCCCGGGCTGGACCGGTGGGTCCGGGCGTCCTGGACGGTCTCCGGTACGACCCCCAGCGTCACGTTCGGCGTCACCGGTGAGGTCCTCTGATGGCGGTGACCACCGACGACACCGACTACTCGAAGTCGACCGGCGCCTACCCGATGCCGAAGGACCCGCAGCCGATCTTCGTCGACAACAGCGACATCGACTTCAGCAAGAGCACCGGGGCGTACCCGATGTACGACGAGGGTTCGATCGGGACAGCCCCGGAGCGGGTCGTCGAGCACATCGACGCGCCGGCTGACGTGCAGTTCACGACGCCCGGACCGTCGAGCCAGGGCGACCCGGACGTGTACGCGCAGCAGAGGCAGGCCCTGGGCCTGTCGAGCGACCCGTCGGGTGACTCCGACGCCGGGTATGAGGCGCGCCCGTCGAGCCAGCTCGGCGCTGAGCCGGAGCCGGCTGAGACGAAGGTGGTGGAGCCGCCCCGCAAGCGCGGGACGCGGCGCACGGGCGGGGCTGAAGGCAAGTGAGCGGGTCCGCGTCGCAGATCGGGGTCAGCACGACCCCGATCGAGCTTTCCGCCGCGTCCGAGACGGACATGGCGGGCGGCCAGTCGGTCGGGATCCTGGACTGCGACGTGGACCTGTACCTCGGCTTCTCCAGCTCGATCACCTCCTCGAGCACGACAGCGAAGCTGCCGGCGCACACTCCTCTCGGGCTGGACCTCGACCCCGGATCGCACCTGTGGGCTGTCACAGCCTCCGGCTCCGGTACGGCCCATGTGCTGCGGACGGGTGTCTGATGAGCATCCGCGTCGGCGGCGGCCCCGGGGGTGGAGGTAGCGGTTCTTCTCAGGCGTCTGGGGTGGCGGTCGCGCCGACCGGCAACATCGCCTCGACGGACGTCCAGTCGGCGCTCGCGGAGCTCGACACGGAGAAGGCCGACGCCGCCGCGACCACAGCCGCGCTGGCCGCGAAGGCTCCGCTGGCCTCCCCGGCCCTCACGGGCACGCCGACGGCCCCGACGGCGGCGCAGGGCACGAACACGACGCAGGTCGCGACGACGGCGTTCACGCGGGCGGAGATCGCCGCGCTCGTGAACAGCGCCCCCGGCACGCTCGACACGCTCGGGGAGATCGCGACGCAGCTCGCGAGCGATGAGTCGACTGCGGCGGCGCTCGCGACGACTGTCGGGACGAAGGCACCGCTCGCCTCGCCGGCGTTCACCGGCACGCCGACCGCGCCGACGCCGGCGGCGTCGGACAACAGCACGAAGCTCGCCACGACGGCCTACGTGGACACGGCGAGTGGCCTGCTGGTCCCGAAGTCCCTCGTGGACGCAAAGGGCGATCTGCTCGTCGCCACCGCCGACAACACCGTGGGACGTCTCGGTGTCGGCAGCGACGGACAGGTCCTCACCGCCGACACCGCGAGCGCAGGCGGGGTGAAGTGGGCGACTCCGGCCTCCTCTGGCGGCGTCGACTACTGGCGCTCTGGCAACTACAACTACCCGTTCCCAAGCTCAGGCGCGCTGACGACGTTGGTCCCCTTCGACGTCAACTACGTGTATTGGTGTCCGTTCCTGCTGACGGTTAGCAAGACATTCGACCGCATCGCGGCCTACGTCACAATGCAAGCGGCGAGCGGTCAGGTTCGGCTCGGGATCTACACGAACTCGGGCGGCGTGCCCGCGAACTTGGTCGTGGATGCTGGGCAAACTTCCGGCGCGACCCTAGGGCTCAAAGAGGCCACCCTGACCGGCGTGACCTTGACCCCGGATCTCTACTGGTTGGCCGTGGTGATGCAGACCAACTACCCGACAATCACGGCTTACCCCGCCAACACCAATGTGCCGTACTTCGGGTTCCCCAACGGCCCGGTGTCGGGCCTGTCAAACACGCAGTACCGCTCCTCGGGAGTCTCTGGAGCCTTCCCGTCCTCTGCCCCGGCGGTCAACAACGTGAGTAGCAATATCCCTGCGCTGATGCTGCGAGCTGCGTGATGGCAACTGTGACGGTCGAGACATACACCGACGGCGTGCTCATCGAGACCCGCGAAATCGAGATCCCCGATCCTCCGGTGGGTCCCGTCCAGGTCACCGTCGATCCGCAGGCCCTGGCCGACGCGCAGGCGGCCATCTCGGCAGCCACCACCCTCGCCGGGCTGAAGAAGGCGACGCTCGACGCGCTGGCTCTGCTGAACCCCACCGCCTGAGCTAGCGATAAGCCGCAGAGAAGAAGGCCGGATGACCGTGGCTGAGTCCATGAACGCTACGGACTACAAGGGCACACCGTGCCCTGGGTGCGGTCGGTTCCTCGTCGCCAACGAGAAGCACCATCACTGGTCGCGGACCGGGCCGACGACCGTGGAGAACGACCCGTCGCTGACCTTGCGGTAAGCCGCAGTACTGCCCCAGTCATCGGTACGGTGGTAATCGCGTCCTAGCGTCCTTATCCGTGGAGCGGAAGCCGGTCCCCCTCGCGAACGCAGAGCGTCTCCTGCGCGCGATGAAGGCCATGGCCGACGCGAAGGACGAGCGCAACCAGGCGATCCTGGCAGCACTCAAGGCCGGCGGGTCGATCAGGGAGATCGCGAAGGTCGCCGGGATGAGCGAGAGCCAGATCCTGACGATCTCGAAGGACATGGGCTGGCCGGACAAGGCCGAGCTCGCGCGCCGCGCACGGGAGAAGGCCGCTCAGGCCGACATCGACAAGCTGATCGGTCGCTACCGCCCGTAGCTCCACCGTCCAGCGCACCCGCTGTGACGACCCGACCACCCGTTGTGACCTTCGGCGCGGTTCGAAGCCGCACTCCCACCGTCCCGATCTGTAGACCGTTGGAGGGCCGATGAGTGCTGTCACGCTCGCCGATGTCAAAGCTCATCTGAACATGGCCGGCAGCGGGAACGACACGGAGCTGCAGCGGTTCATCGACGTAGCCGAAGCCGCAATCAGCAACCTCGTCGGGCCGTTGACTCCCGTTACGGTGACGGAGGTTCACAACGGTGGGCGGGGCAGCATCGTGCTCCGTCAGCCGGTCGCCGTGTCGCTCACGTCCGTCGCGTATGCGGACGGGTCGGCAGGGTCGTCGAGCTACACGCTCGACGGGACGACGGGGATCCTCTACTACGGCGACAGCTACGGGTGCTTCCCGGGCGGGCCGCGGAACGTCACCGTCACCTACCTGGCTGGCTGGGCGTCGCTCCCTGCCGATCTGGTGCATGCGGTGAAGGAGCTCGTCCGGGAGTTGTGGGAGACGCAGCGCGGCGCCAGCACAGGTGCCCGCCCTGGCTTCACTGACACGCAGGACCCGACGTATGGCGGCGGTGGGTTGCCGCTGATGCCGCCTCGCGTGGTGCAGATGCTCGAGCCGTACATCGTGCCGAAGGTCGCATGACGACGCAGTGGCCGGTGCTGCGTGCGGGGCTCGTCACGCTCCTCCCGACGCTGCCCGGATGGTCCGGCGTCGCCGTCTATGACGGGCAGCCGCTCGCCGGCGACCAGACCACCTCCTACGCCGCCGTCGGGTATGTCGACGGGGACCCGACGGCGGGATCGTTCACGCAGACCCCAGACGGGTCAGGGTTCTTCGACACCGAGAGCGGCGAGGTCCGGTCCGAGCTGTTCGTCGGGACCGGAGACGACGACCTCCCCGGCGTCATCACGACCGCGTTCGGGCTCGTCGACGCGCTGAAGGACTACCTCCGGCAGGACCGGACCGCCGGTGTACTGCCGAAGGGGTCGACGACAAGCCTCGCGGCCGACGTCCAGACCGGCAAGGACAGCGGCGTAGGGGTGCTGCTCGTCCTGACCGTCTCCTACACGTCACCGATCACCTGAACTCCCGGCGGCAGACGGCCGACCGGAGCATCCACCACATCAGGAGGAAGGCCGTCATGGCTGGAGCCACGAAGAAGCTCGAGGACATGAGCCTCGAGGAGTACCAGCGGCAGCAGGTCGCCGACTGGGGCCACTACCGGGCGAAGGAGCCGATCTTCGTCCACGGTGCCCGCGCGTTCAACCCGGGCGACCCGGTCCCGACGAGTCACGTGACGAGCGGCCTCGTCGACAAGAGCCAGGTCGAGACCGTCCCGGCCGCCGAGAAGGAGTCCTGACATGACCCTCGCGATCGCGACCCCGAACCTGCTGCAGGACCCCGGCTTCGTGTTGTTCGCACCGCCCGGGTCGACGCTGCCGACGAACACCGTCGCCGGTGGTGTCTTCACCGACGCGTGGGACACCGCGTGGCTGCCCGCCGGCGCGACGGAGGACGGCTCGGAGTTCACCGACTCCACGACCGTCTCCCCGATCAGCGTGGCGGAGTTCGTCGCGCCGGTGCAGTACCGGGTGACGGACCAGAAGACGGAGTTCGCGCTCGCCCTCGCGAACGTCACCTTGAGCAACTTCAAGCGGGCACGGAACGGCGGCGCCGCTGCGCTCGCCCCGACGTCCGGGTCGAGCCTCACGGCGCTGTACGACTTCACGCCGCCCGTGCCGGGGTCGGAGGTGCGGATCATGGTCGGGTGGGAGTCGCTCGACCACACGATGCGGCTCGTGATCCCGCAGGCGATCTGCGGTGGCGACGTGAAGATGGCTTTCAAGAAGGCCCCGGCGAACGCGGCGATCCCTGTCACGTTCAGCGCGGAGCTGCCGCAGTCGGGGCCGCTCGCTGGCCTGCCGTACAAGATGTCCGCCGCAGGGTCGGCGCGTGGTGTCTGACGACGGCGACGGTGTGCACGGGGACGTCTTCGTCTTCCACGGCGAGACGTTCACCATGCCGGACCGGACCGGGTCGATGGCGCTCATGCGGTTCGCGCACATCGCGGAGCAGGATCAGCTGACGGACCTGCAGGAGGCCGCGGCGATCTTCGACCTGCTCGAGGCGACGGTGAACCCGGCGGACTGGGACCGGTTCCAGCGTCACGCGATGAAGACCCGCGCGACGACCGAGGAGCTTGTCCTCATCGCCGCGCAGGTGATCCGTGAGGTGAGCCTGCGCCCTACCTCGCGGCCCTCCGACTCATCGGATGGGCCGCCAGTCGCCGCGCAGAGTTCCACATCGCCGCACGCCGAGCGGGCTATCGGCCGACTCGCTGGCCGGCCCGACCTGCAGAACGTGGTGGACATGAGCGAGCGGGCGAGGGCGAGCTGACCCTCGTCGACGCCTGTGACCTTGCGGAGTCGATGGTGCTCGACCGGCTGGAGCGGCAGGTCATCGCGGAGCACACGCTGAGCGGCCCGGGCGTCATCGTCGATGCGCTCGCGGCCGCTCGCGTGTCGTTTCTGGCCCGGCTGGCGGAGGAGGGCGAGCGGATGGACCCGGAGCAGATGGACCTGATGATCGCCCTCGGCCTCCGGTGAGCGACTTCGAGATCCACGGCGCGGACAACTTCTACCGGGTCAGCAAGGCGCTGAAGGCGGCCGGGGCGACGGGGATGCGCAGGGAGCTCCACAACGCGATGAGGCGCGCCGCGAGGCCGCTGACGAAGGTCGCGAAGGGCGCCGCTCATGAGGTGTTCCCGAAGCGTGGCGGGTTGGCGGATCGTGAGGAGAAGATCCCGTTCCGGTCGACCGTCAAGACGAGCCGCGACCAGCACGGCGTGGAGATCGTCGCGCCTGGCAGGTTCGTCGCGGCGAAGACCACCAACGAGGCCGGCCGGTTCAAGAAGCCAGTCTTCGGCCGCGTCCACCCGCCGCTGACCGTTGCGGAGAGCCGCAAGACGTGGACGTGGCGCTGGCAGGAGGTCCCTGGGTCGGAGGGCTGGTTCGACCGGGCCATGGAGGGGTCTGCCCCTCTCGTGCGGCCGGAGCTGGAGAAGGCACTCGACAACGTCATCGACGAAGTGATCAGGGGGGCGATGTAGGTGGCTAACAAGCTCTCGCTCCTGTTCGAGGTCCTCGCGCAGGACAAGGCGAGTCAGCCGCTGTCGAAGGTTGGGGATGCTGCCGACAAGGCCGGCGCGAAGATCGAGAAGGGCAGCGAGCGAGGCCGCCGGTCCTTCGGGCTGATGGCGTCGACGCTGGTGAGCAGCAGCCAGGGTGCGCTCGGTCCGATCGGGGATCTGACGGACCGGCTCGGCGTGTTCACGCAGGCGTTGGAGTCCGCTGGCAGCCGACGCAGTGGGCAGCTGCTCGGTGTCGGGCTCGCAGCGACCGCTGCGGGTGGGTTCCTGCAGGGCATCGTCGACAAGGACAAGCAGGCACTGCAGCAGCTCGAGGCGTCCGTCGACGCGACGGGCCACTCCTTCAGCGACTACAAGGATGAGCTGGAGAAGGCCGCTCAGAGCGGCGCGAAGTTCGGCGACGACAACGCCGCGACCGCGGATGCTCTCAACCGGCTCGTCCTCGCGACCCACAATCCGGAGACGGCCATCAAGGGCCTCAGCGTCGCGTTCGATGTCGCCGCGGCGAAGCACATCTCGCTGGCGGACGCGTCGACGCTGGTCGGGCAGGCATTCAACGGGACAGGTCGGCTCAGTAAGCAGCTCGGGCTGCAGCTTGAGAACACGTCGGCGGCGACGGCGAAGCTGACCGCGGCGCAGAAGGCCGCGCGGTCAGCGAACGACGCGGTCGCAGCAGCGCAGAAGAGCTACGCGGAGAAGCTCGACCTGTGGAACAACTCCTCGACGAAGACGCGCGCGCAGGCGTATGCGCTCGCCGATGCGCACGAGAAGCTCATCGACTCGCAGAAGAAGGCCGCGGCGACTGCGGACGCGCAGCGGAAGGCGCAGAAGGACGCCAGCGACGCAGCGGAGGCGGGCGCACGGAACCTGGACAAGGTGTCCAAGCTCGTTGCGGGTCAGGCGGCAGCGTCGGCCAACTCCTTGTCGGGCGAGTTCAGGAAGTTCCGGGCTGAGATCGAGAACACCCTCGGGCAGCAGGGCACGCTGGCGAAGGGGCTCGAGATTGCCGGCCCGGCGATGTCAGGGTTGGCGCTGCTCGCGCAGGTCACGCTCGTCGGCCGAATGGGGAAGGCCATGCGGCTCTCGGCCGCGGCGGCGGCGGAGAGCGCCGCTGAGGTCGACACTGCTCTCGCGTCTGAGGGGACCGCGGCGGAGGCGTCGGCTGCGGCGATCGTCGAGTCGTCCGCGACGGCGAGCACCGCGATGGAGGCGGAGGGCACGGCTGCGGCGACGTCCGCCGGGAAGTTCGGGCTGCTCGCGAAGGTCGGCGGGAACATCGCGTGGCCCGTCGCGCTGGCGGCGGGGGCGAGGGACCTGACCGATGCGCTCGTGAAGGATGGCAAGAGCCGCGGCGGTGTCGCGGGTGCGCTGGAGTCGGTGGCCGGCAAGGCTCAGAACTTCGTGAACAACCTGTCCGGTGCTGGGCAGGCCGTGACCGTCTACAAGGAGGCCGTGAAGCTCCTCGGCGGTCAGGCTGAGGACACGGCCAAGAAGATCGACCTCCTCGCCTACGCGGAGGCGAACGCCACAGACATCGCGAACAACCGCAGGGCGCGTGACGCTGGAAGCGACAACCCGCTGACGGCGACTCGTGCCCAGGGTGGCGCGACGGGCAACGTCACGAAGATCCTGGCTGCGGCGAAGCCACCAGCAGCCAAGGCAGGCAAGGACACCGGCGACGCCTACCTGAAGGGGCTGCTGGACCAGCTCAAGGGGCAGGATGCCGCGAAGGCCGCGAGCGACGCCGCGAAGGCCGTCGCGCAGGCTCTTGTCGATGCGGCTCAGAAGCAGTTCGACGCTGCGAAGGGCCGGTTGCAGGGGCTGGTGTCGGCGTCGCTGAATCTGCGGCAGGCTGTGACGCAGGCGGTGCAGGGCGGGTCCGCGTTGACGGACATCTTCCAGGGTCCCGACTTGAACGCGAACAACGCGTTCGGGCCGCAGCGCCGGTTCGGGCAGGTCCGGGACTTCCTCGCGAAGCGGCTCGCGCAGGAGAAGCGGTTCGTCACGGAGTTGCGGGACCTGATGAAGCTCGGGCTGGACCCGACGCTCGTCGCGCAGATCGCCTCGGCGGGTGTCGATGGTGGGCATCAGATCGCGGAGGCGATCCTGTCGGGCGGGAAGGGTGGGGTCGGGCAGGTCAACGGCGTTGAGCGGCAGATCGCGTCCATCGCGAACGGGGTGGGGAAGACGGTCGCGGACGACAAGTACGCGAAGACGATCGCTGAGCAGCGCCGCACGACTGAGGTTCTGGGCCACAAGCTCGACATCGCTAACGCGCACCTGGCCAAGCTCGACGGGAAGACCCTCGTGCCGACCGCGAGTGCGCAACGGACCGCCTCAGCACTGACGGGCGTGTGACGTGTACGAGACGATCCTCATCGACGGGACCGACATCAAGGTCCCCGGCAAGCGGCTCTTGCGCGTCTGGGAGGACGTCCTCGAGACGCCGCTGCTCCGCGGGGACGACCTCACCGTCACCGACGCGGACGGTCAGGACTCCGTCGACGAGCGGCCCTTCGACGCGTTCAACCTCAACATCCAGCTCGTGCTGAAGGACGCGACCGACGCCCTCTACAACGAGGCACGACGGGTCCTGACGCGCATGTGCAAGCCCGACGGCACCGTCACCCTCACCCGCCGACTCGCGTACACCGCGGCGAATGAGGAGCACACCGCGACGGCCCGGTACCTGTCGGGGCTGAAGCCGTCGGCGATGTTCGCCATGGTCGACTCAGACCTGACGCTCGTGTTCAAGGTCCTCGACGGGTTCTGGTCGGGCCCGACCGACACCGTCACGACCGGCGCAGTCACGGTCCTCGGGGACGTCCGCACGCGCCGCATGACGATCACCTTCACCGGCGGGACCAACCCGACGCTGACCAACTCCACGACCGGGGACAGCGTCACCTGGACCGGCACGGTCGGTGGGACGCCTGTCGTGGTCGACGTCGAGACGATGACCGCCACGCAGGGCGGCACGGACGTCTCCGGGGCGCTGACATGGGCCAGAACCTTCCCGATGACGCTGGCGGCCGGGACGAACAACCTCAGCCTGACCGGTGGTGGGTCGGTGTCGACCAGCTACACCCCGGCCTACCTGTGACGAGTACGTGACGAGCATCAGGGCGAGCGTCTACGAGCCGGACGCGGCCACGCTCATCGCGCACCTGCCACGCCGGTTCAACCCGCAGTTCCAGGAGGAGCTCAACGGCGACGGGAACGGGCAGCTCGAGCTCGCCCTCGATGACACCCTCCTCGCTGCTCACCCGACCCTGCTCGACGGTGGGAACGTCGTGAAGATGCGCGTCACGAACGCGCCCGCGATGGACCCCGTCGGGTGGATCATCGAGGACAAGGCCGCGACCCGCACCGACACGGGCGGCCGGAACGCACGTCGGCTCACCGCGCAAGGCGCCGGGATGCGCGCCAGGCCGCTCCGCGGCGGTGTCGTCTACCCGGAGTACGGGCTGCGGGACGTCTCCGGCGACACCCGCGCGTTCGACTTCTCCAGCGCCGACGGTCCGTGGCGCGTCTCAGCGGACTGGGTCGCGCCGCACGCTGTCCGGTGGGACCTCGACACGACCCACCGGGCGGACAACCCCGACGGCTGGCCCGACACGAACGCCTACTGGCTGTGGAGCACCGACCCGCTCCTGACGTCCGCTGCCGGCCGGAACTGGTTCCGCAGCGGCTTCACCCTCGCCTCGGCCGCGACCGTCGGGATCTGGGCCTCCGGGGACAACTACTTCAGCGTGAAGCTCGACGGTGAAGAGATCCTCGCGTCGGACTACACCGACCCCTACGGGTGGAAGAAGCTGCTCCTCTGGACGGGGGTCCTCTCGGCCGGGCCGCACACCCTCGCGGCGTCGTGCGACAACACCGCCGCCGTCGGGCTCAACCCGGCCGGGTTCATCTGCGTCGCCACGACTCTCGACGCTGACGGGATCCCCGTCACGCTCCTCACCCGGACGGACACGACCGACTGGACCGTCCACGGCTACGCACCGCCGACGCCCGGATGGCATGCGGCGCAGATCCTGAAGACGCTCGTGACGGAGTCCGTCGCGCGGTCGGAGATGGGTGGCGTCGGTGTGACGCTCGGCTTCACCGACACGCTCGACACGGATGGGGTCGCCTGGACCGACAGGCAGGAGATGACCCTCAACGTCGGGACGTCGCTGCTCGACGTCCTGCCGCAGCTGACCGACGCCGGGATGGACGTCGCGATGGCGCACGATTACACGCTGAACGCGTGGGTCCGTCGCGGTCAGGACCTCAGCGACACCCTGGCGCTGCTGCCTGGCCGGGACGTGGTGCAGAATGCCCCGACGGTCAGGGACGGGACGGTCTACAACAGCGGCTTGATGCGGCACGGCACCGGGTGGCTGCTGGTGGAGGATGCCCCGTCGATCGCGGCGCATGGGCGGCGCGCTACGGGGATCAGCACGGGCGGGACGGACTCGAAGACTCAGGCGCAGCAGACCGCGGACCAGTTCTTCAGTGAGCAGGCGACGCCGCAGATCACGCTCCCGTTCACGATCACCTCGGCGTCGCCGGGTCCGAAGCCGTACCTCGATTTCGGTCTGGGTGATGTCCTTCGCGTTCCTGACCTGACGGGCACGCTGATCAAGGGGCGTTGCATGAGCATCAGCGTCTCCGAGCCGCAGGAGGGTCTCGTGCAGTACGAGGTCGACTTCTACCCGGAGCCCTGAGCGTGAGTCGCCGCCCGCCGTCGATGCGTGACCCTGAGATGGTTGTCAGCCATCGTGTCTTCCCCACCGTCCGCAAGCTGCTACCAGGAACCCTCGCATCACCTACCGCGCAGCCGCTCCCTCGACCTCTCCCGAACCGCGAGGTCCCTGCAGGGGGCAAGCCTGAGACCTACCGTTCGATGAACCTGCGCATGATCAGCCACGCTTTCGCCGGGCAAGGGATAACACAGCGGAACGTCCTTCCGCTCAGCTACGCACTCTCGACCGGCTATCACGAGGCGTCTGGCGTGTTCTACTTCGGCACGTCCAATGCGCCGTGTTACACCGAACTCGACTCCTCGGCTGACTACACCGAATTCGGGGCTGAGGTCACGCGCCTCGCCTCCTCGACGGGCACGGGCGACGGGTCGGCTACCGAACTCCTGACGGGCTCCTACGTCCGGACCCGCACCGGGGGAAGCGTCAGCGGCCCGTCCTACACGGGCACGTGGTTCGACGTGGACAGCGATGACACGACGTTGTTCTTCAAGGTGGCGGGGCTCTACTTCATCCGGACCTTCCTTGCCTGGTCGAGCTGACCTGACAGCCCTGCTGCTCGTCGCGCACCTGTCCCACCACTGACCCTGCGGGAGGAGCTTGTGCTCGGCCTACGGCTGCTCGGCGTCACTGGCTCCGCCGCCCTCGGGTGGCTCGGCGCCGACCAGGTCACCCACAGCGGCCCCGACCTCGCCGGCATCGCCCTACTCATCACCGCCATCAGCGGACTCATCGCCACGATCGGCGGCCTCGCCATCGGCTTCCGACGCAAGCCGATGGACGCCACCGACGCCGCGCTGCTCGCCATCGCGAAACGCCTCACCGACGACGAGGACAAGCATGACGACCCGACGTGACCGGACATCTCTCGTCGTCCTCGTGGTGGCCCTCGGCCTAGGGCTCCTCGCCACGGCCTACAGCCTGTGGAGCCTCGGGCAGGACATCACCGCCAACCGCGACCTGATCAGGCAGCAGCAGCAGACCGTCGCCGCGCTCCTCGGCCGGGACGCCGCGAACACACAGGAGCTGTCAGCCCAGCAACGACTCGTTCGAGGGCTTCAGGCCCAGGTGCTGAAGCTCGGTGGCACTCCACTGCTGCAGCCACCATCGCCGGCAGCGACACCCGCCGCGCAGCCGTCCACACCTGCCGCCTCGGCCACACCGCAACCAGCACCAGGACCGCGCCCGTCAGCCACACCAGGACCGACGCCAACACCAGCGGGCTCACCGCCCCAGTCTCCCACGCCGAGCCCCACTCCATCCCCGACGTGCCGGGTGAAGATCGGCCCGGTCTGCCTGTGAGGACACGATGAGAGCCCTACTGCGCGGCGAGCGGACCCTCACAGTGACGCAGGTCCTCGCCCTCATCGGGCTGCTCTGCCTGCTCGCCTCGAGCCTCGGCCTCACGCTGGCGTATCGGGCGCAGCTGAAGGACCTGAAGGCGACGATCTACCACCGCTGCCTGCAACGGCAGAGCTACGACCAGAGCAACCACGACAGCGTCGCGGCCGACGCCGACCTCTACCAGCAGCTCCTCGACATCGCGAAGCAGGCCCCCCGCCCGACCGACCCGCTGCTGGCATCCCTCGCGGCCCGTCAGGAGCAGGTGATCCGCCTCGCGCAGCAGCGGAAGGCCGCCGCCGCCCGCGCCGGCGTCATCGGGTCGTGCGCCAGCTACCGCTGAGGTGCTCGAAGACATCACCCCATCCGCCTGCGCCGCCTGCCGCATCAAGCAGCACTGGCGGTGCGACGGATGGGTCTCCGGCTGGTGCGGCTGTACCGCCGGGCTCTGCGGCCTTCGGCTCATCACCCGCGTCATGTGGGACATCCACGACACCCCGAACGGCAAGGAGCACCCGTGACGAGCCCCGTCCCGCCCGTGTGCCGCTGCGTCACGAAGCACTCCCCGGCGGCCTACGTCGTGAACCTGCATCACGTCCTGCCGCAGTCATGGGGCGGCCAGACGATCACGAGCAACCTCGTGCCGCTCTGCCCGAACAGCCACACCGCGACGCACCGACTCATCGACGCCTACGTCCACGCCGGCGGCGACCCGGGCCCGGCCGTCCGGAAGGGCTACAGCCGGTACGTGCAGCAGCTCGCCGCCCGCGCCTGGGCCGGACGGCCGCCGCACCCCACCCCGACAAGCCTGGAGCACCCATGAGCACCTGGCGACTCGCCGAAGCCATCAAGACCCTCCAGGCCGAGGTCAACGCGCGCTACCCCGACCGGCCGCGCCAGTCAGACGGGACCATCGGCGACGCCCGCCACCAGGCCGAACAGTCCGACCACAACCCCCTCCCGCCCCACGCCGGCGTCGTCACCGCCTGGGACATCACCACCGCCCCCTTCACCATCGCCCTCGCCGAAACCCTCCGCGTCATGGGCCACGCCGGCGACCAGCGCGTCAAGTACGTCATCTACCGCGGCCGGATCTGCAGCGCCATCCAGGACTGGGCATGGCGCCCCTACAGCGGGTTCAGCCAGCACTACGACCACATCCACCTGTCCGTGTCGGACGACCCCGCGTTCTACGACAGCCACGCCCCCTGGCACGTCTTCGGCGCACCCGCCCCGGCACCCACACCCGCTCCGAAGGAGACCCGCATGATCGTCCGCTTCGACGGCGCCCCCGAGGTGTACGAGGTCGTCGGCAGCCACCTCGAACACATCAGCCTCCAGGCGTACCAGGCCCGCGGCCTGACCGCCGCCGACGTGAAGCAGCTCCCGAAGACCCACCCGCTCAACTCGCTCCCGAAGGCGTGATCCGCATGACTGCCCTGCTCACCAAGCTGCGCCATGAGCCCGTCGCCTTCTACGGCGGCCTCATCTCCGCCCTCCTCGTCGTCCTCGCGCTGTGCGGCGTCGACGAGCAGATCCTCGCGACCGTCGTCACCATCGCGACGCTCGTCGGGATCCCCGTCACCCGCGCGCAGGTCACCCCCACCGCGAAGACCGGCAGCGACGCCGGTTATGCGGAGCTCCACGGGGTCCTCGCGATGGCCGCCGCGATCCTGCTCGCCCTGGTCGCCTGGTCCCTCCTCGGCGCCCACACCGACCTGTTCAAGCCGTGGTGACCCTGCACCTCGGGAAGACGCCGCACGTCGACGACCCACGCGACCTCAAGCTCGCCAGCTACACGGCCGCGCTCCCGACGCTCCCACCCGGACCGCTCGGCCACGACCGGACCGTCGCGACCGACGCGTGGGGGATGCTCGGCAACGGCCCCGACGACACCGTCACCCCCGGCTTCCAAGGCGCCGGGGACTGCGTCTGGGCCGGCGGCGACCACGAGACCATCCTGTGGAACCTCGAACGCGGCCGGAAGGTCACCTTCACCGGCGCGTGCGCGATCGGCGACTACAGCGCCTGCACCGGCTACCGCATCGGCGACCCCTCCACCGACAACGGCACCGACGTCCGCACCGCCATGGGATACCGCCGCAGCAAGGGCCTCCGCGACGCCACCGGGCGACGGCACAAGATCACCGCCTACACGGCGCTGCACCCCGGCGACCTCACCCAGATCCAGCAGAGCCTCTACCTGTTCGGCGTCGCCGCCATCGGCATCGAGTTCCCCACCAGCGCCATGGACCAGTTCAACGCCGGGAAGCCGTGGGAAGTCGTCTCGCGCTCCAAGACCGAGGGTGGCCACTACGTCCCGATCGTCTACTACGACCCGACGACCGGCCTCTACGACTGCATCACCTGGGGCCGCAGGCAGCCCGTCACCGCCCGGTTCCTCACGAAGTACATGGACGAGGGGTACGCCCCACTCACCATCGAGGACCAGACCCGCGGCCGGACCGTCGAGGGGTTCGACCTCGCGACGCTCCAGCAGGACCTCACCCGCGTGTAGCACCACGCGGCCCCGCACGACAGCGCCCCCACTGCCTCACGGCGGTGGGGGCGCTTTCGTCATGTCTGCGAGTCAGATGGCGCAGGCCAACTCACTCGACGTCGGACGCGCATCCGGATACAAGCTCGGCAGCGCCGAAAGCTCGCGCTTCACCGTCTTCTCCACGCGACGGTGCTCCTTCCGCCTGACAGGCCCGAAAACGAGCGCGAGGAGCGACGCAACCCAGCCGGAAGGGCTCCCGAACAGCAGATGCTCTGTTGTCGCGCGCTGCACCTTGTCGTAGTGCGCGAGCAGCAGCGGCCGCTGCTGAGCGGGAACGGCCTTGCTGCTGAGCACCTTCTCGAGCGGCACGATCTCTCGGTCCTTCAGCAGGCTCACGGCCATCACCGCCGAGCGCATCGTGTGCTCTGGCGCGAACATGATCGCCAAGTGGATGGTGGTGAGCAGCTGCTTGGTCGCCTTGTTGAGTTCGAGACGGCCGTCGAGCACGTCGTCAACAACGGCGTCTCGCACGTCCCACAGGGCGTGCCGGAAGCGGCTGTGCATAGTGT